CAGATATCTCGTTATCTCGCTATTTCAAAATCAACTCAGTCGATAAAATCATTACTTATATTCCAACCGGGCAAATGATTGTATTTCGGGGGTTTGATAACGCTGATAAACTTACGGGGCTTCGGGCATTAACGGGCTACTTTACGGATGTCTATATTGAGGAAGCATTCGAGATTAAGTCCTACGATGAGTTTAGAAAGTTAGATGGCTCATTACGGGGGAAACTACCAGAGGGTTATTTCTATCAGATCACATTTTTATTCAATGCTTGGAAAAAAGAACACTGGCTATATGACATTTTCTTTAAGGGGCGGTTAGAGGATGATTACGACCTACTCGAAGCGAATGATTACATTGATTATTATGATAAAGATTTTATCGGGGACTATGGCAAAGGGTTATATCTTCACATATCCACTTACAAGATAAATGAATTTCGCGATGGCATTTACGATGTGGCGATGGAGAACTTACGAGAAAAAGCACCCGAGATATATAAAGTTGAAGCGTTAGGAATGTGGGGTGTGACTGGCGAGTTAGTTTATCCCGAATGGAATGATAGCTGTATTGCTGAACCGCAAAAGGTAATGGCAACAAGATTTAGGCGTTATGCGATCGGCATTGACACTGGGTTAAGTGCAGCAAAACTAAACAAAGACCAAGTGAAAAGTGCGACCACGATGATTATGTCTGGACTGACTTGGGATCGAAAAAAGATTATTGCTATCGATGAATACTTCCACTCGAATTCAAAGGTTAAGAAAACAGAACCGGAAATTATGGCGGAGATTATTGAAACATTAAAACGGTGGCAACAGAAATATCATAACCATCCTGACTTAATGAAAGGGCAAGTATTAGTCTATGTCGAATCGGCTGATATCGGGTTCAAAGATGGACTGCAACTACTCGCTCGGCAAAATGGGTTGATTAACTTTATCTTTCAACCAAGCACAAAATACGGAATCGAGAAGCGGGTTTACTTCATCCGAACACTTATGGCTTACGGGGATTATTTAGTGTCTTCACTATGTCCAAATCTTATCCGAGAACACCAAACTGCGACAAGCGGGGAAAAGGGTGAAGTAAGAGCGGGAAACGATCACGCACAAGATGGTTGCGAGTATGGGTGGGCAAGTTTTGTAAACGAACTACAATTATGGGCAACAATAAAAATATAGTTTATTGCATTTTGGTATATAATAAATGTAAGGAACTGATTTAATTATGCGAAAACGGGGGAAACCAAATGCTCATTATTGATTACATTAGAGAAAAAGTAAAAGAATTTTTAGGAATACAACACATACACAAGAATCCGAACGATATAAATTTTCAATATATCAGCGATGAGGAAATTTTGCGAATTTCAAAAGCAAAAGAATTCAAACTCTGGTATTTAGGCGAAGGTGATAAAATCGAACAATACTACATGGTAGGCGAATCTGCTCGTAAGGGGTTTAACGATCGCAATTACTTTTGGTCGATAGCCACCAAAGAAGCGATGGTCAAGAAAGTTCACTCCGGCATCCCGAACGCTATCATTAATACTTTAGTTAATGTCGTTGGCGAACATCAAATCACAAGCGATGATAAAGAACTTGAGAGAATAATTTATGATATGCTCGAGGACAATGATTTTATCCGTGTGGTCAATCAAGAGCAATTACCTTTAACACTCGCTCAAGGGTGGGGGGCGTATAAAATAAACATTGATGAAGCTTATAAATATCCTTTGATCGAATACTACGAAGCCGAGAATGTCCGTTTCATTGGCAAGAACAGGCGGATAGAGGGTATTATTTACCTTGATTACTATGAAGTTAATAATAAGAAATATGTATTATTTGAAACACGCTCGATAAAACGCAAGACTGAAAATGTGGAAGCGGGGTCTTATGTCGAATATAACTTATTTGAACTAAAAGAAAACAACAACATTATACCGGTGGAGTTATCCACGATTAAAGAATTATCAAAACTTGAAACTATCTTTATTCCCGGCTACATGAAAATACTCGGAGTGCCTACAAGGATCTTTCACGATCCAAGTGATGTCAATTATGGGCGGTCAATTCTAACGGGTAAGATTGATTTATTCGATGACCTCGACCAAGCATTAAGTCAAGCGAGTCAAACGGTTAAAGTATCGACACCGGTTGAATATTATCCGGTGAGTGTATTAGAAAAGAATTCTTTTGGAGTGCCAATTCTACCAGTTGCGTATAACCGCCAATTCATCAAGAAACCAGCGAGTATCCCAAGTGGCGATGGTGTTATGGGTGCTGATACAATTCAAACGAGCCAACCGCAATTAAACTTCGAGCAATATGCCTATGAAGTGAAAAACAAACTCGATTTAATTTTAACGGGTATTTTAAGTCCTGCGACAATGGGGATAGATGTGGCGAAAAAAGACAACGCGGAAGCTCAACGAGAAAAAGAGAAAATCACACTCATGACTCGTAATAACATCATCAACGCTCAAAGAAAGATTATTCAAGATGTGGTCGATGTCGCATTAGATTTATTAATGTATAAAAACGGGCAACCTATCAGCGATGAGAGAGCCGACTTTAGCGTTGTATATAATGATTTCGCAACTCCAAGTTTTGAAAGCAAACTTCAATACTTATCTCCTGCGTATTCTGGTGGAGCAATATCGACTGAAAAGTATGTGGAAACTTTATGGGGCGAAATGATGAGTGATGAGGAACAAAAAGAGGAAGTCGAGCGACTTAATAAAATACGGAACGCGGATAATTTGACACTGGAGGATTTCGATGGAACGGGAATTACAGACAATTCAGTTGAGGAAGAAATCTTTAACGAACCGCTTGATGTCAGTAAAGAATAAAGCGATATTAACGATTTATGATTCGATTGTAAACGAACGAAAAGATTTACACGCTCGATTAAAGAAAACAACTGCTAATGATAGGTTTTTATTCACGCCTACTGTAATGGCGGCTAAACAAACCATTAACGAAGTAAAAAGATTAAAATTAGCGCAACCGCAACAAGACCGAGAAAGAGGCGAGTGGTTGGCGATTTTAGCGTTTCAAGCCATCAACAAAAGACAACTATCGAAAAAGATTTCAAAAAAAGTCTATGAATACACCCGAGAATATGAGGGGGAACAAAAAGAGGACTTGCTTCTTGAAACTGCCGAAAGAAATCGCAGTGAGCAATCGGATGATCCTAAAATATTTTATATATGCAGTCGCCATAATGACTGTGCGGTGGATCACAAAGATTATCAAGGGAAAGTTTATATCGATGCAAACTGGCGAGAAGTGGTTAAGGATGATAAAGAGATATTAAAGATTGAGCAGTATATCCGCAATCATAATGTCGATACTTACCAATGGGTTATTTTCGAACCGGTGTGGCTTGTAGTCCGCCCAAATTGTCGGCATTACTTTAAGGACTTACGAGTGAGTGAGGTGTTAGGGAATAGTGCGGCAAACATACTGAAACAAAATCGGATGATTCACGCAAAGGGGCGGCGGTCAATGCGACAAACTATCCGCCACGATATGACACGCAAGACTTATACGATAAACGAGGTAGAAGCGTTGTTAAGTAAATATCGTGAAAGGTTATTATTGCATGAACAAATGGCGGCTATTAAACACACGCATATTTTACAAAAAGCGATTGATAAGGATAAATTACTTATAAGAAAATGGGAACAAGTATTAAAAATGCTTAACAATAAATAAAAATATGTTAAAATGAAATTACCACATAGGAGGGTTAGACTATGGAAGATGAAAATAGCGGAAAAATGTTAGAAACGCAACTAACGGAAGAAACCGAAACGAAAGTTGAGGAAACGGAACTCGAACCGACAATCGAGGAAACGGAACTCGAACCGACAATCGAGAATAGCGATGTAAAAACATTCACCGAACAAGAGCTGAATGAAATCGTGAGGAATCGACTTATCCGGCAAAAAAACCGACTCCACCAACAATTAGGTGTTGAGAATGATGAGGAAATTACCGCACTGATCGAGAAAGTAAAAAAAGCGGATGAACTGCAAAGCATCGTTGATAGCCTACAAAACGAAAACACGCTCTACAAAGAACAGTTAACATTCATCGAGAATAATATCGACATTAAGCGATACGATGATGTGAGAGCGTATTTTAAGGGCAAAGAACTATCCTTGACATCGGAAAATCTAAAAGCTGAATTAAAGACACATCCGGAGTGGCTTGCTCAACGATCGGTGCAGACAATAGGTGGTCAACGCCAACAAGCACCAGTGATAGACGAGCGAAAAGCAGCATTGGAATTATTCGGTATCAGGAAATAAGGAGCAAAGAATGGAAATTAAAGAATTATTAATTGCTCTAATAGGCGAGGGGCTTGATGGTGATGAACTCATCGCAGTCTTAAAACAAAAACTTGAGGATGGCGAAATTACCCAAGAGGATTACGATTGGGCGGTCGCACAGATTCAAGAGGAAAAAGACAAAAAAGAAGCCTTTGAGCTATTAGGAGTATAAGGAGAAAAAAATGGCAAACAAAATCGCATTAATTGCAAAATACACTCGTGATGCAGTCGTTCAAATCTTAGCGGCTGAAAGTAAATCGAGAGTTTTAGAAGCAGATGCAAAGCGAATCAACCTCGACTTTGCCGGTGGAAACATCGTAAAAGTATTAAACCTCGCATTTGATGGTTTGTCCGACTACAAACGGGCAGCTAATAGTGATATCACTGCAGCTGCTGGTTATACCGAATTTAACGCAGGGGATGCCACTGGGCGTGGTTATCTACCAAGTGATGTCGGTGCCGAATGGGAAACATTCCAACTTGCCTATCATCGTGCGGCACAATTGAAAATCGATAAAGCCGATGATGAGGAAAACGCTGGTTTATTAGTTGGATACGCAGTGTCTGAGTTCGTTAGAACTAAAGTCATCCCTGAAATCGATGCTACGCGGTTCTCGAAATTAGCTGGGTTCACAAATACCTTACTTGGCAATAGAGTCGAAGCCGCTATTTCAGCGAATGAAATTATCGGCAAATTTAACGCTGCTATTGAATGGCTTACCGAAGCAGAATCGGTCGCTGAAAATCAAGTGTTCTTTGTCAGTCCAGCCGTTATGACATTAGTTCGCAGCACGACTGAATTACAAAAGAAACTTACACAAGATGAATATCGTAGCCGCACAGAGGGCGTTACCTTTGCGATTACGAAATATGATGGTCGGATTATCGAGGAAGTTCCATCAAGCCGCTTCTTTACTGAAGTCAATGTTGGATTAAAAGGATACTTCCCGAAAGCGACATCAAAGATTATTAACTTCTTATTAGTTGATAAGACCGTTGCCTTACCAGTTGTTAAGGTTGATGATGTTCGCATTTTCACACCAGAACAAGTGCAAGATTTCAACGGTTATAAACTCAACTTCGAGCTATACCACGACTTATTCGTTCCTGCGAAATTACAAAGTGCGGTCTACGCTCATGTTGGCACAGCGGCTGCAACAAGTAAAGCTGCAAGACTTAATGTCGCGTTAGCTGCTGGAGCATCCGGCAAATCGAAAGTCACAGCCTACGTTACCTTACCACTCGGATTAAGCGGAGCGTTATATGGTATTGCTGGTGATACAGGCTTCACAGTTGGAGATGCGATCTCCGGTTACAGTGGCGCAGTCGCCATTACGGTTGGAACAGAGTATACCGCATTCTCTGGCGATAAAGGTTACTTCTGTCTTGTAAAAGATGGCAAAGTCATCGCTGTCAGTGATAAATACACAAGCATTCCCAAAGGTGCAGCATAATCTAACAATTTAGTAAAAAACGGGGAGAGTATTTATTGCTCTCCTTTTTTTATGATAAAATAAGTATATAGACAATTAAGGAGTTATTATGGAATTCAAAACAAGATATATAACAGCGG